TTCTTATACATCATCTAATATATTTAATCCATCTGACAATACACCATTCAATGCAGTTAGTGGTGAAGTTAATCCATCATTGGAAGGTGGTCTAAATTATATTTGTGGTGATGTTAATATGGTTCCGTCTGGAGTTTTGTTTATCTACAATAATTCTAGTTATTACTATAAAGATATTAATGGGATAGAACATACAAATGAATCACATCCATTGTCTGCTTATTCAGCATATAATGAAAACGGTGTAATTGTAAGTTCACGAATTTATTTTTATCAAGGTACGAATAAATTATTTTAATTCTAAACCCAGAAATTAACTTACATATATACAGATTAACGAAAAAAGGTGCTTTTTAGCACCCTTTTCTTATAAATATATTGTATTTAATATAAATGTGAGTGAGTGAAATTATTATTAAGTTTATTTTATGAGGATTAAAAAGTATGGCTAAATACAGTGTCCCAAGTATTCGTTTTACCGAAATTGATAATACAGTTCGTTCTAATTCTCTTCCAGGTTTAGGTATTGGTGCTATCGTTATGAAGTCCAATAAAGGTCCTGTAAACCAGAGAATTTTAACTTCTTCTTATGATTATTTCACCCAGATTTATGGTGAACCAGAAAACCTTGATGATTACGGTCACTTTGCTGCTGAAAATTATCTTGGAATTTCTAACCAGTTGCTTTGTGTACGTGCAACTATGGGTGATGAAGGTTACGCTCAAATTCAATTCCCTTATACTGATGCAGATGTAACTGACAAGTTTACTTCTAAAGATACATCAGAATTCAAATACATTAACAATGAAGATGATTCCCAACTTAAATTGTTGGAAAAGTTGGATACTGTAACAACTGTTTCTTCATTGACAAGCAAAGGTGAATGGATTAATCCACCAGTTCTTTCAGGATTTGCTTTAAAACAAAGAGCACAATTCGCAACTGTTGAAGATTTAATTACAGATGCTCCAGCTTCTATTGCTGTCTTCAAGGGTTTTGGTGATGAAACTGGTTTGAGTGCCGGTTTCCCAATGGAAGTAGGTAGTGGTGTTTATTTCAATTTTGCTACCAAGGTATCTAATAAAGGTGAAGTTGCTAAGTACTTTGATGATTTGATTATTAATTCAGAATATATCAATAGTGCTATTTCTACAGATGCTTTCGCAAGAAATCCAACTCCAATTACAAATGTCTATTACAATAGTGCTACAAGTTCTACTAATACTGCATTTGGTTACAAGACAATTTTCTCAATTCCAGCCTCTGCTACATTGAATGAAACTCCTTATTCTTTGACTGCTTACTTTACAAAGGACTTCTTTGATAACAAGTTAAGTGGTACTGAAATCACTTATGCTGATATTTTCCAGCCTGAAAATTTCTATACTGGTGATGATACAATAAATTCGGCTATGTGTACTTCTGCTGACGCAGTTAAAATTCAATTCCGTGATTGGGATGATTGTGCTTTGAAGACACACTATGTAAAGAAAGATATGTTTGAAACATCAGTTGGTCAAGCTGCTGGTATTACATTCCGTGAATATGGAATGAACTCTAAACAGGAAGCATTGATTGGTGCTATGAAAGATACTCTTGAAGAAAGTATCAAAGTTCTAAAAATTACTAAAGTTATTGAAGGAACTTTTGACCAATATAAAGATACTTGGTTCGGTGGAAAGACCGGTAAGGACTTTGTAGTTTCTATCGCTGATGAGTATGGTGCTGATGTAGCTGATATTGCTACAGATAAATATTCTTTGCTTTTCTATTACGATGTATGGACTGGTAAAGAATTTAATACTGATAACCAACTTGTAAACAAACCAGTAGTAAAGATTATTTACACTCAAGAATGGGAAGAATTTAATTCTGCTCAGGGAAGTAAGGATTACAATGAATTCTTGTTCTGGACTATTGCTGAAAAGGGTTCAAACAAGGCAACAACATTGTCTACCTATGTCCAAGATGAACCAAACCAAGTAGTAATTCCTTGGCAAGAAGGTGTAACTAAAGATGGTGGTGAGCCAATGAGAAAGATGGTTGCTATTGCTTCATCTGAAATCTTGAACTCTACCAATGAAACCTATCGTGATGGTTACACTATGTCTATTGAGTCTGACGATGAACCAGGTAATGGTGACGTAGAACAGTATGTATCTAACAAGAATAATCAGTTGATTATTGCTTCTATTGGTCCTGGTGAATATGGTAATGATGTCGGTGTTTCTATCATTACAACTGATGCTGCTGAAATCCCAGCATTGAACCATCAGAATGCTTTCAACTGGAAGTATCGTTTTGATGATGAAGAACAGGTAGATGCTGATGCAGACGATTTAACCTGGAAGAAGGTATATCGTATTAATGTCTATGTAAAGAATAAGACACAGACTGCTGAAGCTGCTTGGGGTACAGGTATGGATGCCTTGTTAAAGGACCCAACTGAATCTTGGTATGTTTCAAATGACCCACAAGCTAAGGATGCTGAAGGTAATAGTTTGTTTGCACCAAATGTCATTAACGGTCATTCTGAATACATCTATGTATCTCGTAATTCCGTAAATGAAGCTAAGACCGGTGCAGGTACTTATGCTCAACCTTGTCAGACTTATGCTATCTATCAATTAACTGGTGGTACAAACTCCAAGAAGAACAATGTAACAGAAAAGATTGCTGCATTGAAACTTTATCGTGATAGACAAAAGGCTGATTTTGATGTCTTGTTCAACGTAGAAGCTGTAGATACATTCAATGGTCGCCAGCGTTATGCTGCTCTTCAACGCAAAATTGCAGAAATTGCAAGTGCTAGAAAGATTGACCTTGCTGTTGTACAGGTAACCTCTAAGGAAGCTAAGACTGTTAAGAGACAACTTGGTGAAGCCAAGATGTTTGCTTTCCCAAACGGTACTTATGTAGCACCTTATGGTGGTTATGACAAGTACTATAATGCTACTCTTGGTTCTTGGATTTATTTGCCTAAGTCTGTAGCTGGTGCTTGTGCTATGGCTTACTGTGATATGTTCTCATATCCTTGGATGGCACCTGCCGGTGTTGCTCGTGGTGGTATTACATACACAACTGGTCAGTTATCTCGTTTAACTGATGATGAAATCGGACAACTTTATGATAACAATGTAAATACTTCTCGTCAATGCGGTGGATTTGGTGAAGTTCTTTGGGGTCAAAAGACTGCCCTCAAGAAGGAATCTGCTTTGAACAGAATTAATGTTCGTAGATGTTTGAACTACATTGAAAAGCAACTTGAAAATATGATGGTTCCTTACTTGTTCCAACAGAATACTCCAAATACTCGTAGTGCTGCTAAGAACTCAATTGATGCATTCTTGTCCCGTGTACAAGCTGCTGAAGGTTTGATTGAATATAGTCTTTCTGTAACACAAGATGGTGAAGACCCACACATTATGAATGTCAATATTCGTGTAGTTCCTGCCGAATCTATTGAATTTATTGATGTTAAGATTACTATTGACCGTAACACTGGTGTTTCAACAGAAGAAGTCTAATACAATTCAATACAAAATAAATAAGAGTGAGGTAAAATACCCTCACTCTTTTTGTTTATTTAATAGGTGATTTATGGATGAATTAGAAGAACTATATTACAATTTATTTTACATTTTTCAAAATGAAAATTTATTGAAGCGTTCAATTAAAGAAGATGTATTTGAACTTGATTATGTAAAAGTTTTTGTTTTGTTAATTGCTTATTATCATTTGTGCGAAGTTCCAAAAGATATTCTTGAAATATGTCTTGATGGTTCAGTAGACAAGGAACAATATGAAGAACTTTACAAATTCACAAGTGATAAATGGGAAAAGAAGGCTATTCAGGAAATTGATGATGTAATCTTCAAAATTGAAGCCGGATTTGAGGAAATTTAATTATGAGTATGTTTAATAACAATTATCTTAAAGCACATTTCGTTCCTAAAAACCCAGAAAAGTGCTTAAACTACAATGGAAAACGAGGACCAGTACAACCAATTACTTTTAGGTCCAGTTGGGAAAAAATATTCTGTAATTGGTGTGATTTAAACGAAAATATACTTGAATGGGGAAGTGAAATTATTGAAATTCCTTATATTTCATCAGTTGATGGCAAACAACATAGATATGTAACTGATTTTGTGTTTGTCTGTAAAGATAGAAACGGTGAAATTAAAAAATGGCTTATTGAAGTCAAACCAAAATCACAAATACCAAAACTTAATGAAAATGGTCAAATCATTTTTCCAGAATTAAATAAAAAGAAGAAATTGACTGAAAAGAGAATAGCAGCCTGGCAAGAAGTTTGTAATGTGTTGAAGAAAAATCACGATAAATGGCAACAGGCCCGTGCTTGGTGCAGACGATATGGATATAATTTTAAAGTAGTCAGTGAAGAAGAACTAGGATTGACTTACCAGCCAAAGAAAAAATAAAAGGAATGATTTATTCATTCCCAGATAACTCAGTCTTGTGTTTTTCTTCCCATTCTCTGCGGAAGTCTGCAGCGTGATGTACAATCCAATCAATAACCGCAGTTTCGCCAAGATCGTGGCAAGCCTTTTCACTTTCAATCCACTTATGTTTGTTTATTTCGTCAATTTGTGAGTCCATATAGGACTTCATTTCGTCTTTATTCTTAGCATCCATATCCGTCCTCCACTTTTCACATAAAATAAATACAATATATTTATAGTAAAATTGCAAAATTTTGTCAATGGGTCTGATGTAAATTTTTGTTTACAAAATAGCTGAAAAGTTATAAATAACATATAGAATGTATGGAGTTTAATAAAATGGAATACAAAAAGTTATTTAATGAAAAATGTAGTGCTGAAGTAGCCCACGAACTCATTGAAGAGGCTTGTGGTAATGTCAAGAAACAGCACATGTATATCTCAGGTCCATTCTTACAAGCCGAAGATAGAAACCGTAATGGTAGAATTTATCCAATGAAGTTAATTGAAAGAGAAGTTAAACTTTTCAACAAATTAATTGAAAGTAGAGAAGCATTGGGTGAACTTGACCACCCAGATTATGCTGAAATCAAGAGTAAAGAATCTGCTATCCGTATTACTCAACTTGATATGGATGGCAAACTTGCTATGGGTAAGGCTTTGGTTCTTGATACTCGTAATGGTAAGGAACTTCAGGCATTGCTTGAAGGTGGTTGTAAGATGGGTGTTTCTTCCCGTGGTACTGGTAACCTTTTGGAAGGTAACATCGTTGCAGATGACTATCATATGATTACTATTGACGCTGTTTATATGCCTTCTGCTCAAGCTGCTTATACAGATGCTATCTATG